GATCATTATTCGCTCCTGATCCCGATTCTCCGGATGGATCCTGGCCAATACCGAGAGCAACAGTCGATAGGAAAAGCGGCCTCCGACAATCAGGAACAGTTGTATGATGGCACCAAAGACATGATACGAACGAGGCATTCCCATAAAATAGAAGGTCCTCGCCAGCATGTACAATCCTGATGTAAGCATCGAAGCGGCAACGCAGTGCAACAATTCATCTATGCTTGCATAACGCCAGACACTGCGGTACATCTTGAATAGCCAGAAAACCACAACAGCAAAGATGGAATATAGCGTTATCGAATGCGCGTACTGATTTAAATAGCTTGCCGAAAGCGCTGAAAACTTGCAGTCAAATCGAAACCACAAGGCCAGGAAATAGGCAGCATGTATCGCAACTATATCCCATAGCATCAGAAGAACTGCAATCTTCAGCCACTTCTCGCCAAGGATATTCTTGATCTTTCCTTTGCTATCCGTATCGTGATTCAAATATTTACACTCTCCCTAAAATCGAAAAGAGAAATTACTATATCTAATTCGTATGGACTTTTATGAATACAGGTAAGGAGCATGCAAACGCAGTCTGCATAAATTCTCAAAGTTCTAATATTTATGCACCATCAAGCTCCGTTTGCATGTTCCTAACCCGGTAATCTCGTACAAAACCCCGAAAACCGTGTCTGGAGACCTCTGTCTCATCTTTCTTTGTCCAAAACCACCAATAAAAGGGCATGCTGCCCCCTTTATCTTTGTTTCAATTAACCAACGGCTGCATGCTCCGGAGATTTCGGGTTTTCCTCAAGGGGCTGCTACTATATATTGTGGTATTTCAAGCTTTCATATACTATATTTTGTATGCTGATTTCATATTTCTAACCATTTCGGTTTTCCCTAAGAGGCTGCCTTTGCCAGTCTGCGCAGCGCAAGAAGCCCTCCTGGAAAGCTTCCCACTCATATATCCTGTATCAGCTGGATGCTTTCCAAGAGGGCCGGTTTATTGATCGAAAACCAATTATTAAATACCATGTCTGGAATTCAGACATGGTCGGGCTGGACATCTTTCAAAGCAACCGATTAGATATTCTCCCGACAGTTTTCTCCTTTTACTTCTGGCCCCATGTCGCCGCACCGTTCGCCCCACGTTCCGCTTCATGGGACTTGTTGGGTTATTCCCCAACTCGCTTGAAGAAGCCCGAAAATGGGCCTTTCTGGAGCCGTGATGCAAAGCCACTTGAATGCAACTTAATACCTGGCGGATATCGATTCAAAATAAAGAAATCCCCCGGTAGCTTTCCTCGCTTGTAATTGTCACAATGTAGGAAAGGAACCAGGGGATTCAGTATCTCCGTCCTGTCTGATTAGCTTTGTCCTGACTGCGATATCAGACAGGGTCCATAGTCAAGCTCTCTCGATATGACAGCTATGGTGTTTGAACATAGGGCTTTCATTTGAAATTTCCCTGTCATAGTTTATTCCAACCATGATCAGGTTACCCTTATAATGATCAAGCCTGTCTGGATACCGCTGCCGCTTGATCTGACTGATGGCGGTATCGGCATCGTTATCATATTTCAACTCCACAAGCAGTGCCGGTATATCAGGCTGCACCGGTATATAGACCAGATCAGCGTATCCTTTTCCCGTATCTGCTTCAGGAAATACCGTGTAGAAATCCTGTGCGCTATAATATGCCAGCTGAATCGCATAACTCAGTGCAGCCTCGCTGTGGTATGTCTTATTTCCTGCTTTGTCATGCGCGGCTTCAATGAGCTCGGCGACCTTTTCTTCATCGAAAGCCCATGTTGCCTCAAGAAGCTTACGAGAATTCTGCAAAGCCCGCAAGGTCACAGCCCAGTTTCTATTCTTCGTAGACGATTTGAATACCTGCAGCACTTCCTGATTTGGTATGAAGAGTTCCTTTGTGTCGGCATCATATCCAAGATAGCCGAGGTGGATCAGCATCGTCAGGATGTCATCTTTGCTGTGGAAGGTCGTCATATCATTCTGGTATCCAGTAATGTCTACAGAAATGCGCCCGCCATCCATCAGAATAGCCACATCTTCCTTTAATCCGTCAAAGTTCCAGTCGATGTATTGCTGCAGAGCTTCATAGGTTTCTGTCTGATTCCAATAATTATCTATGATTCCACTCCGAACAGCTTTGACCACTGAATATGGGCTGTATATCCGGATCCTGTGCTCCTCGTATTTTCCTTCCCGATATAGCCGCCTCTTTTCGACTGGTATCCAATCACTGATAAGGTACCCATCATACCATTCGGAAATGCTGTTATAGTCCATCTCGTATTCTTGGCACAGTGTGTCAACTTCAGCCCTGGTAAACCCTGTAAACTGTGCAAATTGCATAGGCTGAATCATCGAATACTCGTCAAACATATTGAGAGCAGAATGCTTGCCGTACTTCTTAATCGGCAGTATGCCCGTCATATAGGCCAGAGCAATATATTCTTTGTCCTTCATCCAATCACGCAGGAAATCCAAGTATTTTTTCTGACCATCCTTGTCATCCTTGTATTCTCGAAAGATTGCATCCCATTCATCAATGACGATGACAAATTGCGTCCCTGTGCTCTGATAGAACCGCTCTATGCTAAAAAAGAAGTCTTTTTCATCGTATCGCACATCAGGATACATATCAGCCAGTTCATCGATAACCCGAGACTTGATGACGGCCAAGCCTTCATCAACCGTGCGTTCACTGTTAAAGAAATCTGTCATTACCAAGCGAATCACATCAAAATGACCCAGGTAGGCGTCCCATTCAAGCCGCGTCCTGCCGACAGTCACTGCAGTGCACCTTGAAAGTTCGCTGTTCTCAAATAAAGCTCTGCTATCTTCGCCTCTGCCATAATAGGCACATAGCATCTTCGCGGCCATGGACTTGCCGAAACGCCGAGGTCTGGATACACAGACATACATTTGTTCTGTGTTCACGATGGCGTTAAGCTGCTGGATCATGGCTGTTTTATCGACGAACACTTCAGAATTAACCGCCTTCCAGAAAGCGGTTTTACCAGGATTCAGATAAATGCCCATTGCAGCGGCTCCTCCCTTAAGCTTTCAGGGGTCTTTGTTGATTCCATTATACCAAAAAGCAGGCTGAAGCGCAAGGATAATCGCTTCGCCTGCCTGGCCTTCCTTGGCCTTTAGTGCCTTGAATGCAGGGATCTGACCTATGTGGATCTTCTTACCTCAATAGTCTCTCCGACCAAGACCTTCTCAACTCGTTCAGGTTCGTTCCCAATTAGGCCAATCAGATCCTTCTCTTTGATGATCGGTGCTTTGCATGTACCGTGTATTCGTCCTTTGCATTTCCAAACCTTGATATTCTCTCGATTCCCCGTGTGTTCCTTGTTTGACTTGCGTAGAAATGGCAGACCGCACTCTGCACATATTATCCTGCCAGCGAAGGGATGACTGTCCCTACGCGTCGCAGGCTTTCTGCCGGGAGTATTGAGCCTTTCCTGCACTTTATTCCACAAATCACGATCCACGATTGGTTCATGATCATCAATTAGCAGGTTGCTTTTCTGCTCTCTGTTGGGATCAGGCTGTTTTGTGATTAAGTCTTTCGGATGGTTTTTCTGCAGCAGCTTATCGCCGACATAGATTTCATTCCGTAGAATATAGGTAATTTGTTTGTGGGCAATCGGTTTTTCTGTCCTAAGTCGATGCGCACCGAAAGCGTTTACAATGTCTGCTAGTTCAAAAACTCCTTTCCCCTCCGCATACAGCTCGAAGATCATCTTCACAATCCAGGCATCCTTGTTTGGTACTGGCTTTCCGTCCTTGTCAGCGTCGTATCCCAGCACCTGGTTGTTCCCGATCTTGTAGATCCCGAGCTCCGTCCGCCGCCGGTTACTCCAATGGTGGTTCTCGCTATTGGACCGGCTTTCATCCTGAGCAATGGCGGCGCTCAGGGAGAGGATCATCAGGGTGCCGGGGTTGAGGGAGTCGATACCCTCGCGTTCAAAGTAGACCGAAACATTGTGTTCAGCCAATTCCTCCACGTATTTACGGCACAAGAGAATATCTCGTCCGAATCGGCTTATGGACTTCACCAGGATTTTGTTGATCTTTCCCGCCCTGGCATCCGCGATCATCTGTTGGAAGCCCTCACGCTTGTCCGTCACACCGGTGCGGCCTTCGTCTACATAAATCCCTGCATATTCCCATTTGGGATTGCACCGGATCATCGCCTCATAGGTTTTCTGTTGGGTTTTCAGGCTCTCCTCCTGGCTGCTCTTGTCCGTACTGACGCGGCAGTAGGCCGCCACCTTCAGCTTTTTCCCTTCATACTTCGGAGCAATCCTTGTGACCTTCAAAATGATCATCTCCCTTCTGACATCGTCATCTCCGCCAGCTTGACGGGATCGTAGGTATTACACGTCACCCGCATCTTCACCGTGGTCTGAAGCCCGCATTTCCAATAGACCGTCAGGGTGTGCCCGCGTCCGAACACCAGCTTTTCTACATATTCGTCCAGCCAGTAATAGTCCACAGTTTTGACCTTCCAGTGCTTGCGCCTGAAGGCAGCCAGCTCGGTATAGCCTTCGGCTTTCAGTTTTGCAACATCCAATCCGTTGATCGCTTCGAGCATCGCCCTGTCCAGCAGCTTCGTGCGCAGGATGTACCTTCGACAGGAATCCTCATCCCGGTCGCAATGCCAGGCGCTCATTCCCCTGTGCCCCCTGACTTCATGCTGGCGAAGCCGGTGCCCACAGACCGGGCAGATTAGCATATCGCCATAAGGGTACTGGATGGGCTTCCCTCGATTGTTCTTGAGCACTGCTATTCGCTGGCATCGCTCATATTGCTTGCGGGTGACAATGGGCTCATGATGATCCCGGATATAATACTGCGGAACCACCCTGTCACGGTTCTTGACTTCTTTGTGGGTGATATGGTTTTCGGTGTACTTCTTCTGCATAAGGACATCACCCACATACTTTTCATTCATAATGATCGTATATATGCGGGATTCATCCCACCGATTGTTGCCTGTACTTGTCAGACGGCCCTCTTGCTCCAAGCGCTTGGCAATGGCCCCGAACGACCATCGCCCCGTCTCATAAAGGTCGAATACCAGCCGGACTGTCTCCGCCTCCTCCGGAATGATGATATATTGATCACCGTCGATCTCATAGCCGATCAGCCGCTTATGCCGCGCCTCGCCAGCCTCGAACCGCTTCCGGATGCCCCATTTGACATTTTCAGACAGGCTCCGGCTTTCCTCCTGGGCGAAAGCCGCCAGAATGGTCAGCAGCATCTCCGAGAATGGCGTCCCAGTATCGATCTTCTCTTTCTCGAACAGGATCTGCGTCCCATAGGACTGGAGCTCCCGTACATACGACAGGCACTCCACCGTATTCCTGGCAAAGCGGCTGATGGACTTTGTAATGATATAATCGATCTTTCCATCCCTGCAGTCTTGGATCATGCGCTGGAATTCCGTCCGCTTGGAGGCCATCGTGCCGCTCACGCCATCATCCGCGTAGATGTCCACCAACGTCCATCCGGCATGAAGCGCGATCTGTTCCTTAAAGGTCTTGATCTGAAGATCAAGGCTCGACTGCTGCTCCTCCATCTCTGTGCTGACGCGGCAGTAAGCGCCAACCCGTACCTGGGGCTGTTGGCGCTCGGCAACCACCCTTCTGTCACGCTGCAATACCTGTACTTCGTGCTCCATTACAAATCCCCCTCCACATCCATTGCAAGCGCCGCGGCAAGAATCTTCTTTTCCTCATCCGTTTTCTTTCTGTTTTTCCACAGCAGCTTCCGGTCCATGAGCTCGTTCACACGCTCAAATACCGCCCGGGGCACCAGTGCCGAGTGGTGTCCCTCTATGTAGAATTGCTGCCTCTGGCCATTGTTTTTCTTGCTTCTATGCCCGGCAGCAGAGAAAGACTTGTTTGTCAGGATGTCTCCGCAATAGGCCTCATTCCGAAGAAGAAAGCCTATCGTCGTTTGTTTCCATACCCTCCCGGTATTCTCTTCCGCTTCAATCGCGTTCATGGCGTCCCGTATGGCATGATAGGACTCTCCTCGATTGGCCATACCGAAGGCCAGCACCACCCGCCGGGCCTCACTGGGCACTATGATCCAGTCTTTATTGGCATCTTTCCTGTAGCCGTATGGTGTCAACCTGCACGGCTTTCCCGCTTCGTTGCGCTTGTCATGCGCCCACCGGAGATTCTGACCGATGGACGTGCTTTCCTCTTCTGCAATAGCCGCCAGGCAATTCAGAAGCAGTTCAGTGTTCGGCGCGAGGGTGTCCAGCGCTTCCTTCTCGAAGTATACGCCGACGCCCAGCTTGCACAGCTTTCGGATGATGCTGACACAATCTGGAAGGTTCCTGGCGAACCGGGAAATGGACTTGCTCAGGATCAGGTCGATCTTTCCCGCCTCACAATCCCGGATCATCCGCTGGAACTCGGGGCGGTACCGGACCGTCCGTCCCGAAGCGCCCTGATCTCCATAAACCTCCACCAGCCTGTACCGGGGATTCGATGTAATAAGATTGCGGTAATAGCTGACCTGAGTCTCGTAGGAGCCCTCCTGCTCTTCCATGGCCGTGCTCACGCGGCAATAGGCCGCCACTCTTTTCTTCTCCATATCCTTCACCTGTCACGCCTCCAGCAGGGCATGGTCTTGCCCGCCTTGGTGGAGTAATTCTCCGTGACAGGCTTGGCGCGGACCTTGTAAAGCCAGATATAGCGGTACTTATGATTCGCCTTTTCGGACATGAAACCCACGGCGAAGTAAGGGGGCTTGTCCGTAGCGGAGCGGATCAGGACACCATTGTCGTCGATCTTGTTGTTGAAGATCATCTCCTGAATAGCAAGAGGCAGATCGGCCATCTTCGTCTTGAAGGAGAGCTCCGGGTCGGGATACAGGGTGTCGAACTCGATGTCGTCCGCGTATTGGATATCAGGATCAGTGTTGCTGGGCGTGATAGAAGCGTCGATTGCGCCCACCATGGACTGGAGGGTGCCGTAGGTCAGGGTTTCCTCGGTATCCACCTCAAGGGGTGCAATGACCACGTTCTTCAGGCCAATTGTCGAGGAAACAGTAGGGGATGCGGTAGGATTAGGCATATTGTTTTTACCTCCGTACTGATATTGTTGAAACTCATTTCAGACGGTCCAGCGCTTCACGCAGGCCATCGCGGATGAGCTCGTAGGCTTCGTCCTCCGTCACATCATAGGCGGGACGAATGTAGGGATGGGAAGGCGCAGGGCCGGGACCGCCGTGCCCATATTCCACGTAGGCGGGATAATAGTCCTCTTCGCTCCAGTCCTTCCGATGGACACCGATGGTGATGTACTTGCCACCCTGGGAACGCTTGCGCACCCTGCCGATGTTGATCGCGCCATGAAGGGCCCCTGAAATGATCTGCGGGTCCTTGGAGGTGTTCTGCTTCATCTGCTCATGCACGGGCACGGCAGCGTTTTCCAGGATGATGCGTGTGACAGAAGAACCCGCCCCTTCGGTGTCCAGCGCGCTGGCCATGGCCGCGATCTGTATGCGCAGATCGTCGAAGCCCTCTGTGTCCATCATCGTGGGCCTCGCCTCCTTCGGCTGGGCATCACAAAGACAACCACCGCGATAATCAGCAGTGGGACAGCCTCACACAGGAACCGCCACGCGGCCACAAGTGCCATGTCGATGTAAACGATGACAACCTGAATCTGGGTTTCCAAAGGCAGGGACTGAAAAGGGACATTCATGACGGGTATTCCTCCGTAAACGGGACAAAGGTCCACTGCATGGTATACTGCCGGGTCGCGGTGTCGTATGATGATAGGTAACCTTTTGATGCCATCGCCGGGTTTTCCCTCATCCCACACTGTGCATGCGGCTTTCACCGCACACAGCGTTCCCTCGGTTGTCAAAGGCTTCAATCTAATCAGTCTCCATTTTGAGAATGGTAAAAATCAGATGATAGGCGGGAGACCAGACTTCTCACGGTAACTGTTGACTTTCTTCATTTGCGAGGCGTTCAGATTGAGTTTCTTCATATAAATATGGATTGTATCCTCGTCCTTGCTACTGGTCTTTGCAAGAAGATGCTTGCTTCGTAGCTGTTGCAAGCATTTTCATTTGCAAATAACTACCGTGTGTTTATGATGCGCTTACAATATAACGAAGGCAGGCTTTACTTGCACAAATTCCTTTTACACAAATACGCCTTTCGTGTCACACACATTTGTGGTTGTTCATGTTATACTGGGATGTAACCTTGCATCGGGAGTGGAGAGCATGGTCATCTCATACAAGAAGCTTTGGGTAATCCTTGAACAGCGACGCATCACCAAGAAAGAGCTTTGCCGCCGCGCTGATGTTAGCGAATCTACCCTTCGCAATATGACCCGAAACCAGAACGTCAGTCTAGAGGTATTGGCGAGGATCTGTACTGCGTTGCATGTCAACCTGGGTGACATCGCTGAGTTTATGGAAGTGTAAGCCCATGTCTACCAAGGTAGATGAGAATAGGAATCTTACTAAAAAAGAAATTATCCAGCCGTAGCTCTCTGCTCACCTTCATACTTTGTTCTAAAGTCTGCCATCAGTTGGAATAACTCTTCTCTTCTTGCAAATACTTCTTCTATAGCAGATATAAGAAGCTCATGTGTTATTTTATCTCGCAGTATCTTAGCTGAATAAGATCCCTTCTTCTTATATGGATTGTTTTTGCTATCTTTACCACCAAATAAGCGTTTAATAAAATCATCGCTGTAATTGTATGGTGTTCCCGGGCCAAGTGCATTTCTAATTGCATCCGGCCAGAGACGTATTCCATCAGTATCAGTTACTTCAAGCTTTCTTCCACACATATGCCAAAAGTCGAGAATCGCTTCTTTGCATTCCATCTCACAAATTACAAAGTTTTCGATAAACAGGTTCTTTACTTCTCGTTTATCCGGGTTGTCTTTTAGAAACATTTCAATCCGATATGCTGCATGCACTTTTTCTTTAGTCATGATACACACACCTCGCAGGTTTACGGCTGCTATACATGCTTTTATCAATCCCATGCCATACAAGAACTTCTACTTCAATTGGGTTCTCTTCCCAATTGTGTGCATGTTACTCCAAATCGTGTGCACACAGTTCCTTTGTGCAACACTTTTGTAACATCTACCGTTTTGTAACACCTTGCACAAAAGCTTCTTTTACCGCCACTTGGAAACACAGTCCGTCTGAGAAGCTGTA